TTTTTGGCTTGATATGCGAAATCTTTAGGAGTGATTTCCTTGCCGAACACTTTGACTTGAGTATTAAGTAAGTTCTGCTTGGCTAGGTTCTTTAGCTGCTTCATTACGCTCTCGATTTCCTCAAGGGTAACGCGGCTATTTTTATTTATTTTGATTTCGTCGGTTTCTTCATCGAGTGTTACCATGAAGTTCGGCTTCTTTACGTAAAAGCGTCGACCATCTGATGGAATAGATGTGTCCATGCCATCAATAGTGAACAAGGATAGATCATACCCAAAGCCCTTGATGATTGCAAAAATTTTCTCTGCTACTTTATCGTAGTTTATCATAAATACTCCTAATAGCAGTATTTATCTAAAAGTAATTAAAGTAAGAGCATTGGGAGAGGCTCCTCAATAGCCTCTTCAAATTTACCAGCTACACCACTGTTCATGTGCCCTTCAAGGTCACCATCCCATTGTGCAATATGCTGTGCCATGCGTACATTGAGTAGCATAGACATAACTAGATCATCAGATTCACCAATAGCTGCCTCAAATGTGTTGCCTTTAGAAATAAAGTATTTGAGTTCGTGAATAAGGTTGCGACTGCGTATCTCAAGCTTCTCGTTTTCAACTAGACCCTTAAACTTAGCACACGCCTCAAGCTTAGTGCGATGAGTTGTGTTGTAACCCTTACGCTTCTTAGGGCCAAGGTGTCGGTTAGGGTCATGCATGAACGTGCCTGGGAATCTGTCTTCACCAGTGTCACGTATAACAACAAGGGCCGCTTCACCCATTGTATTGTTCTCTACAGTCCAATAAATGTCAGACTTAGGTGCGTGATGCTCTATTTCCATCAATATACCTCGAAGAATTTTTACTTGTTCTTCAACAATACTGTGGTTGTGTTGCCATTCTCCGATTTGTCTCATTTCAGGTAGCTGCAATATTTGTATAGCAGCATTATCGCCACCAGTACCCATACTAGGATCTAGTGCAACACAATAAGATTTGCCATCTCGGATTTTATCGTACCAGCGTACTTGTCCTGTCTTGCGACTTGGTATCATTCCGTTCTCGCTAAGGAATGCAAGCTTCGCAGAGTTGATAAGTGTCTCTTGGAAAGAGATAAACTGACATTCATGCTCACGTTTGAACTGATCGTCGCTTGTCTTAGCACGTTCTTGTCTTGCCCACTCTTCATCTCTATCAGGATGTGCTTCCCATGTAGCGTGGTAGCCGCAGAACCCATTAGCGCCCTCGCCACTCTCACGTTCGTTACCAAACTCGTCAAGTTTGTTCTGAGACTCGAACCAAATTTGTGCAAACTGGTCATCATCAACGTTAGGCGTAGAAGTAATAATACATTTACCACCTGTTGATAGTGTTGGTGAAATAGCAGTCCAGAATTCCCTTGCTACGTTTGGTGAAACGAATGCAAACTCATCCAAGTACACAAGTGATAGAGCAAGACCACGACCTGTAGTTGGTGTCGTTGCTTGTGAGATGATACGTGAGCCATTGTCAAATGTTAGGCTTTGTTTGTTGTACTCAGCAACACCTGCACGAATATGATCGGGCAATTCTTCATAACAAAAACGAATACGTTGCATAATTTCTGTTGCACCGTCGCGTTTGTGTGCTGCTACTAGGATTGTTGAGTCAGGTATAAACATTGCGTACCAAAGTAGGTAGCCTGCTGCTAGTGTGGTCTTGCCTAACTGGCGACCAATCATTGCAATAGAGTATCTATGATCGTTATATACTTGACACAATTCTCTTTGATAGTCATACGGCTTAAACTTTATACGACCCTTAGTTGGATGTTGGATCATCATAAAGTTTTCCATAAAGTACATCGGACCCTTATCAGGATCAGTACAACGCATAAGTTCGTCCGCCATTTCGGGCGTATACTTGACTTTAGTATGCGCTTTTTTGATTAACTCTAGGTCTAATTGTGCCATATAAGTATTTAGCAGGTAGAAACAGGGCCGAAGCCCCGTTTTTACTTACATTCCTTGTAATTGTTACGCTCGGCGATGCCTGCGATAAGAAAGCTTCATGCTTTCGTAAATTTCGTCTTCTTTGTCTACAGAAATCATTGATGTGCGCATTGGGTTGTCGCCTTGCTTCGCACCTGCTGGGCCAAGCTCATTTGAAGGACTACTTGTAGCTCCACCTGGGAAGTAATCTGAACCTTTTGTAAATGCTCGATCATCATATCCATTTTGTAGGTCATCAAACATTTGACCTGCTACTGCAAAATCTCTGCCTTGTACAAATCCCTGCATATCTAACTCATGCTCTATTTCGTCCTGACGCGCTTTGGGAATAAGAACCTCATCTTGTGGGCCAAAGTCTAGTTCTGCGCCTAGTAGGTCAGCCATTACATAGTATGCTTTCTCATCTCCAACTTCATATGCAACTATTTCATCAGAAGCTATCTGAGGACCTGCAGCAATAGCTTCGTCAACTTCAACTTCCTCATCTTCGCCGTCTGCTACATCTTGTCCATCAACAACATCTTTCTCTTCCAACTGTTCGAGGCCTGCAAGCCTGCGTAGTTCATTCATTTCATACATACCGTTATACTCCGCTCCTGGCATATCGCTTGAACCACCTAGCATCTGTTCAAACTCATCATCAAAATCATATTTTTCATAATCTTCGTCGTCGCCAACATCAATAATGCGCTCATTATCGTTTGGTTCTTCGTTCATATCGTAACTGTCATCACCATCATCACGAGGCGGCGCATTGAAATCTGTTTGTCGATCTAGTTCAGGCTCAACTCTGTCGAAATCATCTTCGTCTACACCTGGGCCAACGTCGCCAGGTGGTGCAAGTAGCATGTCTTCGTCTACAATATCAACGCCAAGATTAGAAAGTGCTTGCTTCATAGCAATTAGATGCTTAGTAGGTGCGCCGTCATCTTCCATTGCGCGATTATATTCTATCCATAGCTTTTGCTTGCCCATTTTCATGAGGGCTTTAACAATGTCTCCGCCTTCGTCTAGTTCTTCTTCGCGTACCATCTTAACGTTGTCGTCAGCATGAGTGAATGGACTGCATTCGCCGTCGTCATTTTCTTCATCTTCTTCGGAGCAATCTTCAGCAACGATGATACCTGCTGCGATCTGCATCTCTTTAATATCAGCATCTTCGTCGCAAGATTCTTCATCGACTTCTTCCTTGTCATCATCTTTCTTGCCGAATTGGTGTTGCTTGAGAGCATCAGGCAACTTGCCTTCTTCAACTGCTTCTTCGCATTCGCAAGGATCACATTTGCAATCTGCACACTGTTCACATTTTTCTTCTTCAACAACAATGCCTGCTGCGATTTGCATTTCTCTAATTTCTTTATCCATAGTCATTTCTTTTATGCCTCTATGTTTTGCAACATGCGCTGCAAATTCGTTTTTGTCCATTGTTTGATACGGTGAATGATCTAGTGTAACGCGTTCGCCGCTTGGTGTAGTCATATAGTGCCATTTTTTACTTGGCTCATCATTATCAAATGGCCAATCTTCCTCTTCTTCATAGCCGTAGCCATCTACTTCATACTGGAAACGACTTTCTTCTAACTCTAACATTTTCCATTCTGGCGTCTCTTTTCGTGTTCCCTTTGGATCATAAAAGTAAACGTAACCTTCGTCGTCTACTTCAAAGTCATCAGCATCACCCCAAGGCATTTCTAAACACCCGTATTCTTCATGATCACCGTGGCACCATGCACAAAGATCTTCTAATTCTTGTTTTGCTACAATACCTGATCCGCCGCAGCTATAGCAAGTATTAAACATCTCATCAGTGCCCACGCCCAAACAATCGTTACACGTTTCTTCGTCTGTATCTACTTCGTTATTTGCTGAGCCTACAAGTTTTTGTCTGCCGTCTTTGCGGAACAAATATTTATCTGGTCCGTCTTTCATTGTTGCGTAAGGCTTGCCTGCTTCTGTTACGTAACCTTCGCCATTACAGTTCGGACAATCTCTTCCATAACCTTCGCGTCGTCCGCCTGTGCATACTGGACACATCTTTCCTCGTGCATCATTCTCATCTTCTACCATCCAGGGCTCAAGCTCTTGGATTGTATTTTCGGTCTCTACGCCATATACACCAGTGTCGTCCATGCGTGTAATACGATGACTGATCTTGCCGTATCCTGGTGCCGCTGCAGAACTTGTAACTGTATCGCCTACGCTATAATTTTTCATTGTGTCGTAGTAGATACTGTAAGGATGTTCGTTGCCTTCACCATCATATACGGTTGGCGGATATAGTAATTCTCCCCCTGCATCTGCACCTGCATTTATATCTTCATCAAGTGGTTCCTCTGCGCCTGCTGCCGCATAAAATAGCGTAGCATTGAAGCGCGGATTCTGTAGTGCAAACATACGTGCATGATCTTCCGCAGATGATTGACGTAATGCAGGGTCTTCGATCTTAGAAATAAGATCAGCGACCATACGAAAATCTTTGCGTGTTGCTGCTTCGTTTAGTTCATCATCCATGCGCGCCCATTCTGCATCTGCTTCAAGATCATCTGCGCGTTCATCGTCGCCATCTTCTCTAGCCCAATGTGCGTCCCAATCTGTATCGTCTGGATCGCCTGCTTCACCAACAAACTGTTTGCTGCCACAGTTCAAACATGGGAAACCATCTAGCGGCTCCTCGTCATCACAATATGTGCATTCTGGGCCTGGCTCTTCTAATTCTTCTTCGTCAAGTCCTTCAATCTTACGTAGCTTGTCTACACATCTATCGCAAATAGGTACTTCGCCAAGTACAGGATGCGGCTCAGTTGTTGTCGCATCATTTGTGCATAGTGCCCACCATGCACATTCTTGTTGTTCTCCTGCATCTTCAACAAACGGTACTTCTACAGGATCTTTCTCGCCTTCAACAGGGTTAACACTAAGCATACCACGTTCAGAAAAACTAGAAATCCAATCCCAATCATATGTCATACCATTTTCTTCGCTGTACACTTCGCCATGATTAGTAGTTGGCTCAACGTAAAGCTTATCACCTTTCTTCATGTACAAACCAGGCACATCTGTTAGTGCAGTAAGCTCTAACGGTAGTGCAGGCTCTGTATCACGAAACGGATCGTCTACAGGTGTGTCCGACATTATGCCTCTCGCAGGAGTCGGCTCTATTGCAAATTCTTCCATCAGATTCTGAGTATAAGACTCAGCAATCATAAGAAGATCGCGCATGTTAGGATTATGGGCCATCTGTCCCTTTTCCACCTAGTACGCTATCACCACCCGCTTCGCCAACATCTCTTGGTGCTACACTAGTGTTGTCAACCTTTGTTTTCTGCATTAGCGGATTTTCAACTTCTACTACTGGGCGTTCTTTTTTAATGTCGTCAAGTTCTTTTAGGAACTTTTCATTATACTCTGCGCCATAAGCAGGTTTTTCGTCAGGAAGATACTCGTTACCTAGTGATGTAACGTAATTTTCATCTTTGCCTGCTGTAATAAGAAGTGCTTCATCATTGTAGGCGTCGCGAGGATCATACTCATTATATACTGCAATCTCTTGCTGGTTAATAGAAATTTTATCGCTAAGGAATACACGAAGTGTATCAACTGTTACTGGATAACCGAGGACAACTTCTGTTGTATATACCTGTGCGTTGCGTACATTAGGAAAATCAAGCGGGGATTGTTGAATTGGTGATTGTGTGAACTGGCCTACTGATCGTACATCAAACTTAGCTAGCGCATTTTCTAGCGCAGCCTTTTGATCTGTGGATAGGTCATTTACTGCAAGCTTAATACGATACTTGTATTCTTTTGCAGATTCTACCAAATAATACTCTTTAAATACTGATGTCATTGTAGGAAATTCCTTTGCTTATTTTGTAGTATTTATCTAATACCACAAAATTTGCAAGATTATTCCTCTTCGCGCTGGATATATATGTGCTTTAATAGCTCATTGCGGTCAAATTCAGGGGTGTCGTCATTTGGATCGTTTTCTCTACCATTCATTTTATCAATACGCAACTTCTTTAACTGTAGATCAATGGTTTTTAGTTTACGCTCCATTTTTGCAGAGCGAGCGTCAAGCGCGGTCTTTAGCATAGATGCTGCTACTTCCATCATACGTCCACTGTGTGCATCGGACATATTCATGCCTAGTTCTTTTAGTTCTGTGTAAGACTCAAGTGCTTCTTGAGCAATATCATCCATTTCAATATCATGTTCGTTAATATTATCCACAGTTGTCAAGGCATGGTCAACTTTTTCGGTAATAGTAAGTGCTTTAAGAATTCTAGCAGACTCCGCCAATGCTTCTTCGGGAGTGTGCTTCGTCTCAACAATTATTTCACCCTTCTGTTTTGCGATTGCCTCTTTAATGGGTGGCAAATCAAACGCCTCTTCTAAGTTCTTAGTCATAATTGTATTTATCATCAAAAGACTAGTGGAATGATTATTTCTTTTTCTTTTTCTTGGTTCGGAAGATTTGATTTTCGTTAATTACACGGAAAGTCATACCATGATTTTTACAAAACTCTTGTGCGGCTTTCCATTTTGCTACGTTAATAGCAAATTGTGCCCTATCATATGCAGTTTTTGCTTCTTCGAGGTGAGTGTGCTTGCTCGGCTTAATCTCAATAAGCTCGTTGCGGCGATTGCCGTTCTTGTCTTCAAATACCATCAATACGTCAGGCGTATACATTGCCGCTTTTCTAGTTATAGGATTATAGTATGGTATTTTGATGGCTTCACTTGCCCAGCTTACTATGTTGGGGTGCATATCAGCCAAACGGAATAGCTGTAACTCCCAACTACTTCTGTAGCGTGGTGCATGTGTGCCTTTATACTTTTCTGGGTACGATGGTGTGTATACACCACTGTTATACTTCTTACGTCTTGCCATTATGCTACCAAATAACGACTGCGCAAACTCTTTGAATTATCTATTGTATCTGAACCGCTAAGTTGCGAACTGCCGCCCCTAAGTTGATTAATATATGTGTATGCTTCGGTGCTATTCAATGCAACTGCAACGGCGTCCGAATTACTTAGTAACGTGTTAACACCTACTCCCTGTGCCTTTGCTACATCGACCAAAACAAGTGCCATAGCCTTTGCTGCCAATGGTTGTGCGCCATTATTTTGCATGTACATTAGTGCTGCTTCATAGTCGCCAATATTGAGTGAGCCTGCTTCAAAATCACTAGTAGAGCCGCGAATTGCATCTGGTTGACGAGTGCGCTCACCACCTAAATTATTCTTAAAAGTGTTACGTAGTCCGCCGCCAGTATTTCTAGCAGTAATTTCTGCGCCCAAGAATTTGGTTATTTGTTTACTGGTTCTATTAACTACCACCGTCATCTCCCTCAGGTACGAAACCATTAACTACGGTACCTATAGCGGCCTCAACGCCTGACCCAAAATTATTTCTTGTATTATTTACAACATTACGTCCGACTTGGTTTGCTGTGGTTTTGAGTGCTTTAAGTGGATCAGGATTAATACTAACTGTGCCGCCAAAAATACTTGTCGTAACAACTGAGCTAATTGCGCCAGGAACTGCACCTACAAGATTGTCTATGCTTCCTTGAAGTAGGTTTTTGTTCCGTTCTCCGATAAAACCTGTAACTGTATCACCTAATGTACGTTCTTTATTTTTCTTAGTGTCACTTGCATCTGGATTTGATCCTTCGCCGCATGTTACTACGTTCGGCAATGGAACACGCTTACCAAATGTTCGACCATTAACATTTTGTCGTATAGTAATTAAGCCAGCCATTTGATGGAAGTCGCCATACCTATATTTCTCTAGTTCATCTGAATTTAGTTTTTGATTGACGTTAGCGTATACAACACCCTCATATTCAAAGTCGAGTTTCATCTCAACTAGACCCGCACTATCTTCATAATCAAGTGTATCATGTGTAAAGCCAGAAACGCGAGGACGAATAATGTCTGTTCTTGAAAATTTGCCACCATGCACTTGATAAATTTCAATAGTATCTATCAAATATTTTTCGTTACCTACACGCGCCAAATTATAACCATAGTTATCCTTAAAGCGATCTGTAATAGTATCATCTGGCTTAAATTCTGTTGCTTTTCTATTTGCTGTAGAACCATTCTGACCAGTAAATGCACCAACAAACGCATCAAGAAATGATGTTGGTTTACTTGTACCTACTTCTAGTTTTTGAGGTGCTAAACCATCGCGGAAATAATATTCATAGTACATCTCCCACAAACGTAACGTCCTACCTTCAACACTATCGTGGAAAGTAATGCTAATTGGATTATAGTTGATTTTTGTTTGTGAGACTCGTTTCTTGTTATACTGATTTAGTGTAGTCGTATCAATTTGCATTGACGGCATATTAATCGACTTAATCATTGTATGCAGTATAGCCTGCTCTGCGGGATCTACAAAGAATGAACGTACAAAATTTCTTACATCAGGATCAACGTTGTTGAAGTTGATCTTTACAAAAAATTCAAACTTATGGCGAGGTGTGCCATTGCTTAGATCACTCTTATTAAGGCCAAAGGCATTGGCGGCATGTCTCGAATCACGTAAGTATACACCTTGATCGAAAATGCCGCCAAAAATTCCTTCAAATGTCTTAGCCATTTTATCCTATTGAAGTGCCGCCAGTATAGCCGTCTAGGATATTAGGGAACGGATCGCCAGCAACAGTTGTTCCATCATTGTCATTTGGTCCGCTTAGAAGTGTAGCATTGTCAAAGCGTATAGTCAATGTAATACGCATAAAGTCTGCTGCCGTTTCGTAGTTGAAATCACCATTAGCTACAGTTTGCAACCAGCAACCATCTAGCTGCCAGCTTTCTAGTTCTTCGCCGTTGCCGCCGTCTAGTGTATGAATCTGCATACCAAACTTGTAGTTTGTTCCAGCAACAGGGCCGATTTGTTCAAAGTGGTTAAGCTGACGCTGAACCTGTGAACTAACGGCTGACGTTACAGCATTAGTAATATCATCCCTAACCATGACTTCAAGTGGTTGCCAAGCGTGCTTGCCCATTACATATGCAACGGAATTGTAAGAATGCACTACAGCTTCCTCGTGCTGAACTGATGGTCGTCCTACCGACTGTACACTGGAAGTCAATTCACGTAGATTGTTGTTGGTGCCGAAATTCTGAAAAATAATTCGGAAACGGTATGCCAACTTAGGCTGTAACATTCCCAGCTTATTGCCATCTAGTGGTACACCAAATTTACTTAAATCTGCCATTTGTATTGTTCTCCTCTGAACAGTTTCTTATGCTATTATTTATCACTTCCTTCAAATTTATTTCCATCCAAAAAAATGCGCCGACTTAACGACGCATTTTTCTCCTATGCGGGTCCTTCTCTTATAGGTTAAGATCGTCACCTGAATTCTGTAGCCTGATTGGAATGTAGATGAACTCTACAGACTTGGTTGGCTGAATCGCAATGTCAATCCATAGTTCGCTTCGGTCAATACGCTCTGGTGTGTTGTTACTTTCGTCAACTACTACCAAGAAGTCTGTAATACCACGTAATGTAACGATTTCTGACAAGAATGCGTCAAATGCTTCCTTAACAGCACCGCGAGTTACGCTATCGTTTGGCTCAAACAAGAATGGCTGTGCCAGCAAGTCTGATTGGTAACGAACATGGTTGATTAGGCGTGCTACATTAACACGATCAAGTGCTGATGATGTACCCTGACGAGTTTTCTGACCGTAAACCACAAGTCCTCTGTTTGGAATACTTGCAATTGGGTTAACGTTATTGAGTTGTAGTACATCACGTTGTCCCTGATTCAAAGAACTAACTACGAATGAGTCTGAGCTATCCAAGTAGCCAACTGCTGAAGCGTTACTTACTGTACCGCGTGTAAATCCAGCAGGAGCATACCAAGGATAAGCAACCTGATCGTTATATGCTAGTACGCGCAATGTCATATGACTTGAAGGTACAACTACATCTGTGCCGTCTGTGTTTGTAGTCAGAGCAGATGGATAGTAAACACCCAAGTTGCTACTTGCGCTAACAAGACCGTCATTGCCGTTTCCTGCTGCACTGTTACTGTTAGCAGACCATTCTTGTAGAGATGTTGTATCGTCTGCTAGGTGGAATGGAACGTCGCCAATAACAAATGCTTGCTCTTTGCGATCCAAGTTCAGTGCTAGCATCTCGTCCATTAGTTCAACATAGCCAGGAGCAGCAATCAAGTTGTAAAAGATTGTGTCATCTCGTACTTGCTGATTTGCTGTCATTACTGCACCAATTGCATTTGCAACTACTGCCTGCTGTGCGTCAGAACCTGAAACTAGGCTACCATCTGGGTTGTTGCCACTTGAAGTAACCCAACGATCAACAGGTACTAGGCCTGCGTCATCACTGAAGGTTGCATTCTCTGTCCAAACTTTAACATTGCGACCACTGTAACGTGTATTAAATAGCAATGTGCCACCTGGATATAGTAGCGGATCAGGACGATCAGCATCTAAGTCCAGATCGCCGCCGCCGTTGTTAATACCTGTACCTGAGCCTGCTGTTACTGGTGCAGGCCGAGCGTCACCGAACACAATACCAAGAGGTGTTGTTTGATCTGTGTTATCAACCAATACCCACTCTGTTGTGTAGCGGTAAATTACTGGGTAAGATGCTTGGTCTGTTTCTACCCAAAGATCACCACTTATTGGTGAAGTTGGTTCATCACTTTGTACTGAAATCGTACCAGCAAAATCATCCCATACGCCAGCGCCATCATTCTCTAGTATGTCAACAATAAAGCTAGGATCATACCAGTATGTGCCATCAGTTACAGCGCCTGCTGGTGCTGTTGCATCTGCTTCGTATGAAGAAGCCAAAGCTGAGGTTGCAAATGATTCAAAGTTAGATGTTGTGCCATTTACAATGAACAACTCTCCTATAACAGACGTACTAGCTGAGGTAATAATAATATCGCTGCCGTCTGATGATGTTAGTATGACCTGATCTGTTGCTGATTTAGAAGCAATAACGTTGTGAGCTGCTAGTGCTGGATCAAGGTTAAGTGCGACAACTACTTCGTCAATGCCTGTCATACCTGCTGTTACTGCTGTGCCAAATGTAGTTGTTACTGTACCATTAAGTGTAAACACTGTTGTCGTATCATCAGTAATTGTACCTGCAACAGGTGATGCACCTGTGAATGCAACTGTTGTTGCGCCGTTGTGAATTTCTAGTACCACGTCAGCCTCAGAAGTTGTTTGAGGAGTAGGTGCGGTTGTATTGAACGTGCCTGCATATGAATCTATGCTATCAACAAAGCCAACTACTGTGCCTGCTGCTGGGTTAGTGTGCGTAACGCCGCCGCCAGCAAGTGCGTAATATGCAGTATGTGTATCAGAGATAGTAATATCACCCAAGCTTACAAATTGTCCTAATGAGCTATCGTAAAAGCTTACGTCTAGGTCTAGGCCACTGTTAGGTGTGGTTGTCTTCAACCAAAGATCGCCGGCAACAAGTGGTGTAGAATCGTCTGATTGGTTTACACTTGGTACAAATGTGTGTGGTGCCCACTGAAAGTCTCGGAAACCACGTCCTGCTGATGTACCTGCTTTATACCAGTCACCGCCATCTCGATGCAGGTATTGTACATTACCCACATTGTCTAGGTTAACGATAATGTCGCCATCTACATAGCCACTAGATGGTTCTGAATTGCCCAACCCTGTAGTAATCAGGGCCGCTTCGTCACCGTTTTCGTCACCTATGAATGTTGTTGTTACAACCGCCGCCCATGTGTCGCTTGCAGTCCAACGGAAAAGACCAGGTGTTAGGTTACCAGTGTTATTCCAGTAAGCGTTATCTGCTGCTGCGGATGTTGGTGCAATGCTTGTTCCTTCAAGCTCGTTCAGGTCAATGTCAGCGCGAATTACGTATGCGCGATTTGCAAGACCTAAGTATGAATATGCTGCAAGCAAACCATACTCGTTAAGTGGGCTACCATTCTGTGCTAGGCCACCGATCTCGTTGAAATCTGGATCGCCAAACGTCTGTAGCAACTCTCGTTGGCTACTAATTAGGTATAGGGAATCTGCATTAGCGGCTGTTGTGCCGAGTGCAGTAGAAGACCCGTCTGAGGTCAACTTATCTTGCTTTGAAGCAATGAATATTAGTGGTACTGTACCTGGGCCAGCGGAACTAAAAAAGCTTTCGTCTGTTACGGTAACTTGTACGCCTGGGGATACCAAGGGCATAATTCTTCTCCTGTTTTTATGTTTAGATAAATACTATCGTTATCCTTATGCCAATATTTATCTAAAGTGCGCTAAATAATAGTGTTATGATTATATATAGAGCTACAAACAACGTCACCAACAAATCCTATGTTGGGCTTACGTCTAAAACACTCAAAGAACGAAAGGCACGGCATCTTGTTAGTGTGCGTGGCGGTTCTACGGTACAATTTCATAATGCATTACGAAAATACGATGAAAGTTGTTGGAAATGGGAAATATTAGAAAAATGTGAGACAAGAGTCGATGCTAATCTCTTAGAGATGAAACACATCGAGGAGAATAATACGTTTAATGGTGGTTACAACGGTACTAGAGGTGGCGAGGATCTAGTATTTAAATCAAATATTTCTTTGGAAGATTTGGATTTGATTAAATTAACACCGATAAACGTCGGTCGATCATATGATTACAAAAAAGCCATAAGCAACAACAAAAAAGCATTTTTTCAAACAGAAGAAGGGAAAGTAGCACGACAAAAGCAATCTGAAAAGATGAAAGAGTTTTGGGCTTCACCCGAAGGCCAAAAACAGAAGGAAGTACTCTCAAAGAAATGTGGACGCAAACAAGTAAAGGCTGTAAACAAAGAAGGTCGAACTAAAATTATAGAGCAGTACGAGAACGGTACTACTGTTAGTCAATTATCTAGGGATTATGGCGTGTCGCGCACAACTATCAAACGTTATATCGAATCAGACTAAAATATATATTCGGTTCCAACTGGATCATCGGGGCTATAAGTTGTTTTAGTATTAAACCCATACCTGTTATCCAATAATTTAACCATACCATACAGTTCGTTGAGCGTTCCATCATTATGGATTAACTCATCTGGGATTTGATTAGCCCAAGCCCATTCACTTGCATGAATATTATAGTGTTCATCCATTTGTTCTATTGCTTCTGGAACACCGCTTGCAGCTTCTTTAGCACAAGTCCACCATTCGGGTTCAAAACCACGATCAACTTGAATAATACGTCCGCCTACTTGACGGATTGCTTGAACTTCATTTGGAAACCTGCAATCACTTATTACTACGTTATCGCCTTCTTTGTAACGTGCTATAACACTCAACACCCAAATGTCTTGATGAAAATTATTACGAAATACGTCTGTACCAATCAATTGCAATGCTAATCGGGGAGTAAATTCAGGAATGCCTAATTTTTTTGACCACCACTCGTCGATTTGTTCTCTTGAACTGCGGCTCTCAATTGTATCACCCTCAAGCATACTGCGATCCCAATTAAATAGGAATGCAGTCATGTCTTTTAGGGCGTATGCGTAGCTGTCTTGGCGGAAGCCATATTTGTTTACAAGTTCGTCTGCTACAGTTCCTTTGCCAGAACCAATGCGACCGAGAAGTCCGATGAGCATGGATAATCCTTAGTTATAGTTATGCAGATAATTATAACAGATTATGTTGGAAGTGTCAAGACTATTTAGGATCGTTGTATTTGTCAAAGTCGGGAATTTTGTGCATGCCAGTAATATCTTTTAAGCCTTCTTCGCATTCGATACAACCCGCTCCGCCACAACGTTGGCAAATTTCATATTCGCCTGTTGGTGTCTCATCGTCTTCTGTTTCATCTACGGATTGTAAATGATATGGTGGCAAACGCATATCTCGTGCTATTTCGTCTGCTTCTTCAGGAGAAATTTCGCCTGGATCATTCATAAAATCATCAAGGTCGGATGCATCATAATGATCCTTGAGATCACCAAGTAATTCATCTATGCGCCTAAGAATATGCAGACGACGGGCGTCTGCAATTCTATCATCCATAACAAATGCAACCATATCGTCCATACGATCTTCGCCTGATTGTAGCAGATTAGTAAATTCGACTTCCGCCGCTACTGCTGGATGTGGTGTAACAACTTCTGTAATCTTCATTCTATAGGTTGTGCTTCCTCTTCTACGAAGGGTTCAGCTAAGTTTATGCCACGCAAAAACAAAACCTGCGCAATTTTTGGTTTATCCTTCGGGCGCTTTCCAGAATTATACATTTCTAACAATTCTGTTGATGAAACTGAGTGTGCAGATATGCTGCTCTTTCTGTTTCCTAGCTTAAACTTGTACACACGGGGAATTCCTTTCCCGTATCTTCCTTCTCTAAATTTTGCTTTTGGCATTTCACTATTCCTGTAAAGTGAGGTTAATGTTATATTATATTACATGTCTTGTGAAATGTCAAGACTTACATTCTATTACGTGCGTAAATTTTTCTTAAAACCCACTGCGCGCCCTCGTTCCACTCCTCGCTTTTATCCTTGTTTTCACTGTAGCGAGTGATCTGGCCCTCCAATTTCTTGATCCACATTTGTTCAAGTTTTATTGCGAAGTCTTCTACTCGTCCCTCGTTTAGGATTTCGTCGAACTTCATTATCCAATCCTAAACGGCATGCCGTCTCGTGAGACTGCAAAGTTCTGCAACTCCACTTCTAGTCTTTCTAGCTCGGCTACTGCTTCTGTCTTCAACTGTTGACCATTAAGTAGTACTGAACCTGCGGGGCCTGGAAGACCACCTGGGAATTTGTCACGAGCTTCGCCTAGCATTTCTTTACTCTTAGCTAATGCGAAGTCACGTACCCAAGGTTTTGTGTACTCGTCGTCAATAATAATGTTTTCTGGCTTCTTTAACCACACCTTACACATTACATCTTCTTCCGCTGTAGGACGACGAATGATTTTTAGTTGATGTGTTGATGGTTCCCAGATAAAGTTGATTTCTGATCCAAATACTCGACCAATTGTCTCTTGGTATTGTGCAAAGAAATCCCAAGTAGCTAGGCCACCTGTGCGTCCTGCTTGTAACAAGTAGATATTTGAGAATGCTGCCTCAAACGGATCAAAGTTTGTGCCGCCTGTGCTGTTTGCACCAACGCCTCGACGATAAAGCTTTTCGACTTCTTGAATTTCATCGGGCATAGTGTACGTATTTTGGTCGGGCTGCAATGTAATGAATACATGACCCTCTTCGACACCACCTGTTGTACGTTGACGTACACGCTCAACAGCCATTGTAATAGCTAGGTTTAGATGCTCCTCATCTAGCTCTACTTCGACCATTTGATCACCAAGCAAAAGCATGATTTGCTTCATCAAGTTGTAACGAGCTGTGGATGTTGCTGACATTAAATATTCCTCTGGTATACAGAGTATTTATCAGCATTTATATATTTTACTTACGCTTTTGTTTTGGGTTACGTCGTCTGTCGTTACGATCTTGTCGATCTTCGCGTCGATCATTGCGAACCTGGGGCGGAACTGCACGAGGTGGTGTGCGATTAGGTGTTACTGCGGGTGGTGTGCGACGATGGCGAGGTGTTACTGCAGGTGGGGTGTAACGAGGAGCAACATAACTATGACCACCCCTTACATAGCACCTAGAAGTGTGTACATGTTGATGTACGACGACTACAGGTGGGGCAGAATAGTAGCGGTGATGAGAATAATAGCGCGGTGCGTAATAATATCTATGACCATGCGAACCATATACTGAATAGCCATTATAATGACTGCCACTATAATAGCCTAACGTATAACTGATATGACCGTGCGGATGATAATAGTTATGGCCGCTGTCCGATACAACTGTCCACTCCATATTTTCGCATCCTGCTAAGGCAAATAGTGCTGCTAATACAAATAAAATACGCATGATTAACTCTCCTTCGTATACATTATTTAGTATATAATAGCATTCTTAACCTTAACGTCAGCTTAATATTGGGTGATTTTGGGAATTATTTTCCTGGAGTGGAACCAGGATGACAATACGTGGAATGTTCGTGCTTATAGATTCTTGCGCCAAATTCGCCAGTAACGATGTAACCGATGTACTTGTTGTCATCATCGTATCCAAATTTGTGCTTTGCATTTTCCGTTTCATGTAGATTGACTGTGTACTTTTTCTCCCGAATAACCTCACCGAGAGATTCACAGCCGTTTAGTGTAACTAATGCTATAAGTGCGAATAAAATTCTCATAAATAGCCTCCTTACAAGTTATTTAGCGTTTGTTTCGCCCTTATGAATGGAAAAATTCTTAATATCCCTCTTCTGAACTCTTCCGCGCTCCTCAAATTCGATCCAACCGCTCCCTGTGGTGACAAATTTATCAACAAACACATCGCCATTCTTCAGCTTAATGCGGACACGTTTACCCTTATTTGTTGACGAATGTGTACTCATATTCCACGCAACCGTGCAATCATAAATTCTTTTCTCGATACTGGCACCACTTTAAATCGTATGCGATTTTTATAAGTTGTGACACTACTCATTTCTTCATCCATTTTCACTTGGTTTGAGTCTGCAACTTCTTGTGCATCTTTTTCAAGACCCCAACATTTTGCTTTACCCATATTTCTAGATTGTTCACCACCAACCCAAAGATAGTTGCCGCGAACACTAGCCTTTACTAGATAAATTGTCTCTTCGTCACTCATAAGCCACGTATGTAATCTTCTACCTGACTTGGTGTTATATGAAAATTACGTTTGTGCGTATCGTGTTCAATTACGCTCCATGATTCGCCTGTTATTTCGTGAAAACCAGGCGCCGCAACTTTTCTTCCGTCGCGACGAATAACAACATGCGCACGACCTACTCGATATTCGTATTCGTGTCCATCAACTATCAGTTTACGTTTACTCATTATCATCTCCAAAATGCACAATGTTACCATCTTCATCAGTATACCATAATGTTACTGATTCGCCAGCATCAAGTGCCGCACAAATCTTTTTATGGAACTGCCTGGATTCCTTTTTGCGCGTAAACATCATATTTTGTATTCTGTTTAGATCCTCAAGTGCTTTCCAAGCATCATCATCAAATGCTGATAGTAAACATACCTCATGCCCGTTACTACACTCAAATCGTGTGGCTGGCTCACTATAGCAAAGATTTCCTCGCTCATCCCAACATAAATATTCCTTGTTGTTGACGGGATAAACCCTGCTTTTCTTGTCCTCGCTTATGCACACGGGACACTTCATAGTGCCTTCCTCACTTTCTTTCTCAAACTGTCAGGAACCATCTCCCAGCCGTTCTTTCCAGCCTTAACTGCGGCCACATACATTTTCATTGTGGGGTGTCTAAGGTCTTTGATAACACCTGGATCTTGCCTGATAGCATGCATTATCATATCGTCTGTTTTGTGGTGATTAGGCACATATTTCAGATCATGCGCATTCTTTTTGATCCCCATTTTACAGATACTTGCGCTGCAATACGTTGATGAGATTTCACCCAACGTAATGTCTGTATTTTCCATCGCATACTTGACCAATGCTGGATTTTGTTGCATGTACTCAAAGGTGCGCGGAAATTCTTTAATGTATTTGCGTTTCTTTGCTTCGGTCAAGTTCTTAACATGACGAATGTTCTCGGCAGAATTTTTGAGTGCTATCTTTATGTCATCTTCAGTTGGATCATTAATCATAGGCAAATATCCCATCGTTTTTGCCCTTTCTTCAAAGGCATTTTTGAGGGATGGATAACGCTTAATAATACCAAAGTCACCATAATTATTTGGTGTGTATTCAAACATGAATGAGTGTTGCTTCCAACCTGTTTCAGTTAAACGGAGCAAAAACCTTTCATTTTTGCGAGTTTGGATTACATACTTTTCGTCGTCGTTTCGGAGCCTAATTGCTGTTGGCCCTGAGTTAGAATAGCCATGTGCGCCAGTCAAGTGATAGACAAATGATTCGTCAGTGCTAGGAATTAGAACCACAAGTGTTTCGTCCTTGTAAAACACCTGTGCAGGATGCTTTAACAAGTCCAACATCAACTTCTTTTCCATTCCTTCGCGCATTAGAATTCTGCTATTGTCCATCCCGTGTTACTGCCGCTTGTTAGGCGAGCATCTGGAAAATATTTGTGTATCGTTGTTTCCGACGTTAACCACCAAGGGCTAATGTATGATTCATGGTCGGGCATAAACACAGGCTCAATTACAAAGTAAATCTTGAGCCCTTGTGCAGTTTGACGACGGGTTATCTTGCACTTGTAAAAATCTTTCTCAAGTGATTTTTTGATTTTCTCAACTGCCTCATGTTTGTCCATTCCGCCAGCAAGTCGGTTTGCAAAATCTTCGGGTGTAAATTTCATTCTTCTGTCCTGTAATGATATGTCAGTGTGCTGTAATCTTCTTTGTAACGATATACAGTAGGGAAATGACATTCTATTAGGCGACCGCTTTCAACTTTGTAGGCACCCACTGTTTTAAAATAATAACGCGTCTTTCCTTTGACCTTTCTATGCGTTACGGTTAATGTAGCGTGAGCGAATCTCTCGGCAAATACCTTTTTTAGATACTCAATTGAGGTTTTGTCTATCATCACACTACTATTTATCCAATTATTTCACAACCTTTAATATAACAACATCTTTGTTCAATCGTCCGTTCATCTTGACATCAACTGCCTTGATTTCGTCCAGGAACTTACGCAGCTTAACCTTACCGCTGCTCATAAAGTCCTTCAACTGTGCCTTAGGCTTGCGCAAGTTTTTCGCTACGCTACTGCCTGAGAAGTCCTTGATCGTTGTGCCTTTGATCGTCAGACCTGCGCTATCCTGTGCAAGATACCTACCCAGCTTGCGCGTCTTAGTGTTGTACACCCAAACTTCCTGCGCACCGATAATCCCTGCGGGACTAACACTCGCTACACCCGCCTCATCGTGCCTTGCACAATACTTGACGTTTGCAACAAGTTTCGCTGTAGACGGCGCCTTTTTCTTGCGCGTCTTGCGTTGTGCTTTTGAAACTGTTTCGATCATTGTCGTCGCAGTAATGATTTTGTCGAGTAATCTCGCCACACGCAGCAACGAACTCTTTGCTACATTGTTATAGCCCTCGACCAACTGTTTGTCCTTGCCCGCAATGACTTCTTGTACAAGTTCAAGCTCTGGCTCGTAAAAGCTACGGACCCAACGTGCTTGACCTGCCTTAAAATTAGCAAGAGTCATGTGTTTACCAGGGTCCATTTCTTTGGTTACGCTTTTGACTTTACCGATCATCAAATCGTCAAGCCAACTATCAAATACAGCACCGAGTTCTTCAGCTTGCATCCGCATACGATCCTGTACCGTCAGCACAGGCCCTGAGTTCTTTTTGGTTTCATCAACCTTTGCAATGGCGTCCTTTTCTGCCTTAACAGCCGTTGCCCTGATTGTCAATTCGTCCATGTGGCGATCCAAACCTGCCTGAATGTCCTCGGGCAGTACTCCACCCTGATTGACCATGTGCGCATACTTGCCTGCAACTGCTACCCAGCAATCAGACAATACATTAATAAGCTTGTGATCGTAGTCCTCGTGATTCTTTGCGTAAAGGACTGTTGCCTTGCTCAATTGCTTCGGCATAAGTTCGTGCTGGACATAATGCATCGCCCTGTGGAATTCACGACGATGATTCGGATTTTCCACGTTCATTAACGTATAATCAGGCACTGATACAATATACTGTTTCTTAATTTTTGCCACGTTGTTCTCCAATAATGGTATTACTAGTATAACACCACTTTAAGTAAATGTCAATTAGTAGTCGTACATCTCTTCCATTGCCTCTACAAGTGTATCGGCTCTGTTACGAATGTACGTGTCAAGTTCGGTCATAACCCAATCCACATGTTTCATGCGGTCTTCTCTGGTCATGTGTTGCAATTCTTCCATCTGGATGCTGTTCAACAATTGACGTTCCGTATCACGAAACATACTTTTGAGCGTCCTGTCCATGCCCTTACCAAACTGCTCAGGTGAATATTTCAATTTGCTTTTACCGTGCTGCAACTTGATAACAAAATTAGCCTTGCCAACTTTCTCAAACAAGGGATAATCTTCAGTGAAGAAGGTTTTCGGCATTTTCAATTTATTGTCCATTTTTAATCTCCCGCGCCTGTTTGATTACCAGCAATTCTTTGCGGTGCTCGCGCATTAAATCCTTTGCCTTCTCTGCGTAGAGATAAACCTGATCGAACATCCACTCCAAATGTTCTTCAAGCTCTTCCTCGGTTTCAATTACACCATTCAAATCCCAATAATTGGTTTTTACTGTGGTGTATGTTTTTGAGGTCAGTGAGCGTAGATCAGTAATCATATTCTGTATGCGACTCACAGGTGAGCCACCTTTGCCCGACAGTTTGTTCTTAAATTCGATTTTCTTGATTCGATCGGCAAGCGGATGCGTAGCAACCAGATCGTGGTCAGGGACGATTTTCTTTTTTTCAGTTTCGTGCCTGCTGCGTATGTTTCGGTTAGACATTAGTCTTCCTCGTACCTATGCCTTGCGTAATGGTCTAAAACGTTGTCCTTTTTCCCTGTTTCTGGATTCTTCTCCAGCACGTAACAGGGAAAATATGAATATGTGGGGTCCGACGCCTCAGCGTATTCTTCTTCGCCAATCACCTCGTAAACTGAGGTGAAGGGCGTCGGATTGCCCTGGTCGTCAAGTATACGTGTCCTTGACATTTAGCTTGAGCTAGAACTAGAGCTAGACGTTTTCAGGAAACTACCTACGAATCCCAAAACTGCGCCGATTTCAAAGTTCGTCAGCGTAAGCCCACTGATTCCGCGAACCGTGTCAGTTACGAACGGAAAAACTCCGCCAACAACCCAACCAGCGATTCCGCCGAAAACCGTACTCAGCAAAATTGCAACAAATAACAATCCTGCCACGCCAAGTGCTGCGATAATTCCAATTAATACTTTATCCATCATTTTTCCTTTAGTCTAAAATTGCGGCATCCGCAGGATTGCGAAGCCAATAATTGCCAGTGCCGTTTGACCCTGCCACATAAACCTTGCCGTTTTCGACCTTTGATACAGTGCGTGTTTCTACATGCGCACCACTGGCCTGTGCATACGAACTCTTAGCAATGGCAATTTCCTGCCCTACTTCATATTCGTATCCACGTACATCTGTTGGAATCTTGTTAGCCATTGTTATCTCCTACGTGTTCTTGATTGGGGTTGTGAGTTTCTGTCCCTTGATGTGAGTGATGTACACATCGCCATTCTCGTGCAACTCGACACTGAGTTCCAACTCGTATATCAGATAGCGAACATTGTCAAGTGCTGCTTCGTCGTATCCCTCATCGCGTAGTTCGCTTGGGGTGTCAGTTTCATGGAACTTGTCGCCATGAAGGTATTCTGTCAGTTTAATCGGATAGCTAGCCATTATTCGTCCCTCATCAATTCAAGTTCAAGAGCGTCAGATTCAGGATCACCTATCACAATCTCATCGAGAAGTGTGGTGTCGTCTTCTGTGAGGTCAGTCAAAGTTTCATTCAACTCAGCTTCGG